ATGGCTACGTTCGTCCGTAGAGGCGATAAGTGGTTGGTACGTGTCGTAAAGAAGGGCTTCCCAAACAAAAGCAAGACCTTCGACACCAAGGAAGAAGGCAGGCGTTGGGCTACTGAGACTGAAGCATCCATGCTTGCAGGGACGTTTGAGGACAACCAAGCCGACCTAGCTGTAACCATTGGCGAGCTAATACAGAGGCGTTTGGACACCGATCCGGCCTTGCACGTCCTGCCTAATGGCCCATTGGTCACAAAAAACACGATGTACCTGAAATACAGGCTGCTCAACATGAAAGAGCGTCTGGGTGCATACAGTGTCGAAAATCTAACCCCACAAGTGCTTGCAAAATACCGGGACGAACGGCTCAAGATCGTAAGTCCAGGTACGTTACTGCGCGAGATTGCAGTTCTGGAAGGTCTGTTTAAGAAAGCACGCGGTGATTGGGGTATGAAGCTTCCCAACCCGTTCGAGAAGTTTATACGACCGCAGTATCACGGCGAGCGTGACCGCATCCTCACTGAATCCGAATTAGCGCGTCTGTGGGACTCGTTGAAAAGTACAGATGCATTGTGGGAGCCTAGAAAGGCAAAGAATAATATAAACCCGCATCTGCTACCACTTGCAAAGCTTGCTCTGGAAACTGCAATGCGCAGAAGTGAGATGTTAGAACTCACTTGGGATCGTGTTGATCTGGAACGCAGGGTTGCCTATCTGCTTAAAACTAAAAATGGTAAACCCAGAACAGTGCCATTGAGTACGGGTGCAATCGCCATCTTTCAAGAGGTTCTGGAAGCACGTAAGAAGATGCCATTGGAAGGTTTAGAAGCCGCTTCTAACCGCGTGTTTCCCATCTCTTACCGTGTTGTAGATCAAGCATGGGTGCGCGCTGTTAAACGTGCAGGTATCAAGGATTTTCGGTTCCATGATCTGCGGCATCAGGCCATTACTAACATGGCTAAGAAGATACCCAACGTCATCGAGCTAAGTCGTATATCTGGGCATAGCAATTTGAAGATGCTTGCACGTTACTACAGCACTAGACCGGAAGAACTGGCTCTCAAACTCGGCTAGAACGTTGTCGCTTGAGGATCTTGTAGACTGTCGGTCTTGAAACACCGAACATATCTGCAAGATCCTTCTTTGTTGTAGTTGCAGCTAATTCCAGAATATGCGCTTCTTGTTCTGGTGTTAGCTTTCTTGCTGAACCAGCCCAACTCTTTAGCGAGCGAGCATAATCGTAGTTCTCGCCTCTTGTGCAGATATAGACATTGTCAACATCATATGGGCCGGTATCCCCGTATCTTCCCATTACATACTGACTGCCTTTAATACCGCGTTCGTGGTAGTGGCCGCTCGCTTGCCAGATATTCCACCATTGCTCGAATGTAAGATTGAACTCGATCCCTCTGAGCTTCGCTGTGCGTTTGTGTTGTGAGAATTTCTTTTTGTCTTTGCTGGTATGTTGCATGGTTTGTTATTGTTATTGTTATTATTGAGGCCCATTTTTGCATGGTATGGGCTAACTATCAAATTACATAAAGTTCAACTTGAACAATACGGCGTCTTCCTTCTTGCCGATCATTACTTCAAGCTTGACTGTTTCCTGAACTAACAACGCAGTGTCAAATTCACCAGTACGATCATTGAAGTAAGCCAAAGATGACTTACAGTTACTAAGGCTCATTGTTGGCGAGATACCTTGATCCTCAAGCCATGCTTTGACATGGACATACGCTGCTTTAGCTGTATTGGCATCGCCTAAGTAAGCGGAATAGACGTATGTGCCATAGTCGGGTTTGATGCCGTCGATTTCGAGTTCGTTGAATTGAAGTGTCATCATTTGACCTCCTTGCGCCAGCGGATTTCGTTCAACTCAAAGCCAAAGCGTGGGGCAATCTCTAGCCAAAAGTCACGGTTGCTTGAGAACGTAATCGCAGTACAACCGATGTTCTTTGCAAGGTCGGACAGTTCTTGATTGAACGTTCGCATTACCGAAGCAGCACCGTTTTTGTTGGTGTGTGCGTTGCTGCAACATACCCAGATATGAAGTGCAGACTCTTTGAAGTTACTTGCTTTCTGGAGGATACAGAACCCGCAACTATCGTTGATTGCTGCGTCTTGGTCCTTGTATGTCATCCCTGCTTGACGTGCAATTGAGCAGAACACTAGGTTGGAATTGCCGGACATGATGCTGGCGTAAATTTCCTCGGGGATCCACTTATCAGCGGTTTCCTGTTCTGCTTGTAGTGCTACTAGGCCAGGTCTTACTAGCTCCCAGTATTTGCGCACTTCTGTCTTGTCAAGGACGATCAGTTGTTTTTCTTTTGTTGGGTCGAAACTCATTTTTATTATTCTCCTCCCGGCAACTTAATGGAATGTGCCGAGTTATTGTTTTTGTGCATTTCTTGGAATGCTATTGCTGCGTGATATTCAGGGCTCTCGTTGTCAAATATGATTACTTCGTCCGAGAGCTTTTCGTGGAACACGTTGTAGCGGTCTAGAAAGTCTAAGACCCTTGCTCTTGCTTCTTTCGCTTTCTTCTCTGACTTCGGCGTACCATCACCCGATATGGTGATGGCTTTCATAGCTCAAAGATCGTGAAGTGTGATGCCAGAATCAAACTCTCAGAACACGGACTAGGGTCGTTGAGGTAACTTTCCTTCGCTAGTGGCTTGAACTGAATCAGGCTCCCTACGATCTGGTATTCGTCAGTAAAGTACGTGCCTTGTGGCAGGTTAATTTTGTAGCGGTACTTCATTGTTTGTCTCCACGTTTTACTTTGTTTGCAGCTTCTTCAATCTGCTTATGACCAGTTGGTGTTACTTTTCCGTTCTTTGTTAAGTCTACTGGCTCAACACCTTGCTTCTTTAGTTCTTGCATGATGCGTCTTGCGTAATCAGCAATTCTCTTCTCTTCGCCAGTTAAATTTTTAATACTGTTCATTGTGTGTCTCCAGTTTTATTGTTGCAAAATTTGTAGCTTAAACTGAACGGCAGCTTGTCCGTAAAGAGTCACTTTTAGCTTCGCTGAAATGTTTACGTTGCTTGATTCGTGAACCACTTCACCGCGCCACATAGATCGCACTTGTTCATCTCTAACGCGATATAACGCGAGTTGGGCTTCTTCCTCGTATCCATTTTCACGAATCCATTTTTCAACTAGATCGAAAGCCTTCGTGCCAAGATAGACATTATCGAACTTCGCTTCCGCTTTTAGTATGTGCGGCTGTTCTATAGTTTCCCATTTAATCACTGTCATTCTTTTGGTCTCCGGTTTTATTGTTCTTGATTGTCGTCAATGACAGTGTGTACAAAGTATTCGCCCCAAGTTAGTTTGAAGAGTGTCGCGCTTTCGTCGTCTATCAGTGTGTAAGTCATGTTAGGGATGCAATGTGTATGACCCCAATCTATAATATTGTGCGTTTGCCCTCCCATAGCACATAACGAACTATGTGTCTGAAACGGAAGCAGTGCTATTCCGTTAAAGAACTTTTCGTGAGGAATTTGGTTGTCTTCCAACCATTGGTCTACTTCGATAACTGGTAATTCGTCTCGCATCAACCATGTATTTTCAAAATTGTGTCTGTTCATTTTTTCTTATTGTTGGTTGGGTTCGTCATCACTTACCACTCTGCAATGCTTTTGTTTCTGGAAAGTGCGTTTCTGCTTTGAGTTTGGTTAATGCATGGAACATCAAATGACCCATCATGTAGCAGAATGTTTCGTTGCTATCGTCGCCCTTAACAGTTACGCCAACATCACTGAGAATGTGGAAAGTGGCATGTGATAGCTCATGGCTTAGTGTGCCGATTGAGTCGTTAAAGACGCTCACGATGTAGTAACGTGCTTTAGAGACTTCGCAATGGATGGTGATGCATGAACCGCCTACATGGTCAGAAGCACGGTTATAGCCGTTGTATTGCAGCAGGTCTTGAAGCTCTATTTGAGTACGGCAAAGAATTACTGTTCCACCAAAGAGCGGTACTTTGATTTCTGGTAGTTTTCTGTTTGTGAAGATTTCGGTTGTCATTTTGATTGTTGCTCCCCAGGAGATTGTTCTTCGATACAGAATTCTGGATATTCAGATTTGAACTGGTCGGCTTCTTCTTGTGTATCAAATACAATGAAATGTGATGCTAAGGTATAAGGCGTTCCGCTATCTTCGCCAGAATAAAACTGCATCCCAATTTTGTTCATGAAAGCAGGATTAAGCTTGATCTTTGTGCAGAAGTCTTGTTGGTTTGGATTGAGGGTGATTCTAATCATTATTGTTGCTCTCCAGAAGATTGCGCCCAGCCTTTAAAGCTCATGCCGTAATTAAACTTGAGCATTTCAGCAGCGTCTTGCTTGAAGCAGAATTTGAAGGTATTGCAGAACTCAAGATGGAAGGCAACAGCATCTACGTTATTCTTGAGCATGAATAGCTTGTCGTATTGGTCTGCGAAAAGGTCGATGTTATTAGCAGCAGCCCAGTTTAATGCATTGGTCTTAGTGTTCTGGTCTTGGATTATTGATCCACGTGTGTTGACGGTAAAAACGTAGATGGTTGTCATTTTGATTGTTGTCTCCGATTTGTGATTGTCACTGCTCCAAAGTCCGTAAGGAGCAGCAACGTTGTTTTGATAGTAATATTTACCTTAATTCCGATTCTGGGTGCTTAAAAGCATCAAAAATCACGATTCTTGAATGTTAATCGCAGGTGTTTAGCGCTTAAACATACACTCGTCACTGATGGAGATGCCTAGCTCTGCGCGCTTACGAGTGATAGCTTGTGCGGCATCCTCAAGTGTTTTGAATGATCCAAGCCAATATCTAGTATTCTGGTGTTTTAGCAGCGCAGAATACTTCTTGTACTTCTTGTTATAGATAACGCCGCGCACACCAGTCTTGTTGTCCTTTCTCACCTTCGAGTTGTGATTGTTTTGTGAGTAATCCACGTCACGCAGATTTTCCCAGCGGTTATCGGTTGAGTCGTGGTTTAAGTGGTCAACAATGTTCTTTGGCCAGCTTCCAGTCATGAACAGGAATGCTAGACGGTGTGCATACACTGAGCCGTGGAACGGAACATAGATGAAGGTATAGCCGGTAGAAAGCTTCACGCCGGCAGCGTTACCAACTGGCGTCTTGCTAGTTTTCGTTTGGGCTTTTACTGTGAAATGACCTGTTTCTGGGTCATACGAGAAATACTTGCTTGCTACTTCGAGGGTAATGCGTTGTTCGGCGGCTTTACCGCTCTTTTTGTTATTAGTCATGTCGTTAATCCTAAAAGCGGACAGGTTCATTTCCTGTCACGCCTTTATTTAGTAACATGCCGTATACAACTGCACGAAAGCCCTGATTAACGCGATTTTGTCAATATTTGTTTGAGTCTGAGTTTCTTCGAGAACGTACAGTTCAGGCAGTACGGGTTCTTCCGCTCGGCAGCGATAGCCTGAGTTTCGAACTGGTTAGCTGATATTCGATCTGGGAAGCAAGCAACGATATACTTCTCCCAACCCTTCGGTTTCCCTTGGTCTATGTGGAAGTAGCCCTGTTGCCTGTAGACGTCCCAAAGCAAGCTGCCAGAGCCGTAATAGTGGTCTTTCTCGGGCTTGTGATAGCTCGACCGTACTCCGACGTAGTACAGGCCGGTATCCGCGTGGTACATGAGGTAGCAGTAGTGGAAGGGCTTCTTCGGCACCCAAGTTTGTTCTGTTTCCATGTTTCGAACCTTTTCCTATATTTAGGTCGGTGTCGAAAACTAGGTTTTGGGGGCCTGTTTGCCAAAAGTGCTGTTCTTATTATCCTCTATGGCGCTTTCACGCGAATCCTTGCGCTCAGAATTCTTGGGATTCTTCATGGGGAATTCAACTGCTACTACTTGCTCTGAGCTACGCTCTATCGCTGCGTAGAGCAGGCTGTTCGTCACTACATGCAGGACAAGCCTGCATTTCGTTTCCTCCAGCAACTTCGTTCGAGATATTCGCCTTGAAATCACTTAACCATTAATAGTGTAAGTAAGTAGCTTAACTCCTATACTACAGTCGTGATCTTGGATAGACATACACTCGTGAACGATCCCATGAAATCGTGAGGAAGAATCCCATGAAATTCTGACTTGGAGACACCGATGAAACACTTCGAGGAATAGTTCACTAGAGTTCCAGACAGGAATGTGCCATAGAGCATCACTATAAAATATTGAGTTTTCATAGTGTCTTAGCTATCATAAATAGAGATGAAGGGTTTGCAGGTGCAACGCCTGTATATTGTTTTTCATGTCTCTTCTTTTGTTATCTGTGAAAACGTTTGCTGGGGAAGCTGTGGTGGCCTCCCCAACCTATTTCTGGTGCGGAAAGATTTTGACGTGCTAAGGCTTCATGTTTTAGACTCACTGGATAAATAGATGTAGCAAACGGCCTTACCAGCCAAATAACAAGAAGAACACGATGGATAAAAATAACAATTACGAGCCTTCATTCGCTCCCAACGTAAAAAAGCAAACAATCAAGATGCTGGAAAAGGCACTTGGGTTCGTTATGGGCTGCACACACCCAACTAAGTCACGCGAATTAGCGGACAAATTTTTGCAGATCGGTTTAGGCCGATTGGACCAAAAGAGCGGTGTTTGGCTGCGCCGCACATTGCTTAATAAGACAGACTACTTCTTTAAGTTCCAGACTGAAGAAGAAAAAACCAACGGTAAGCGCGGTTACGGGAAGGCAAACGAATACACTCGCAACGAGGCAGGGTGCGAATACGTCAGACAGTTGCTTATTAAGCACTCGCCCGAATTTGCTGCTAAACATCAGAATGTGACTGTTCAGCAATCACATTTAGACCTTGCACGTCAATTTGTTTCGAACCAGTTCGGAGAACAGCTACAAACTGGAACCTTCACCTATACAGAAGGGGGCAACAGCGATCGCAAGTGGCATACCCTGCAAGGGCTCAAAAGCGACGTTCGCACCGTTGTACTCGGCGACTACGGTTATAGCTACGATTATGATATCAAGTCCTGCTACACCACTCTAATTACACAGTACGCGCGTCAGCAGGGATTCATCGGCAAAACACCAAGCCTAGACGAGTACTCGCAGAACGCGGCCAGCTTCCGTATCGCTTTGGCAAGTGAGTGCGGATTGCGACACGACGAAGCAAAGATGGTAATTACAGCTTTGTTTAACGGCGCATCATTGCAGATCAACGCCGACAACGCAATATTCCGACAACTAGGCGGAAGTCGTGCAAAGATGCAAGCCCTGCAAAACAGTGACCGCCTCAAAAAACTGCGTACTGATATTAAAAAAATCTGGAATCACCTCAAAGACGAATTCGAAGTAGGTACAACCAAGTCAGGACGTAAGCAACGTGTTTCGGCGAAGGCTAAGGCACGTTTGTATTTTCAATTGGAAAGAATGGTATTGAACGCGTTTACCGAAGAACTTGACCGCTACGGGGTCAAGCACTTAGACATTCACGACGGATGCATGGTAAGCGAAAAGATAGATACTGAAGCAATCCAGAAAGCGATTAAACAAAAGACAGGCTTTGAGATTGAGCTTGTGCTAAAGAGCCAACAAACATCGGAGACAAAAAATGACAATCAAGATTCAACAAAAGCTATTAGAACTGCAACAGCGCAAAGACAAAGTAACGGCAGCAGAACTAGAAGCAAGAGCGGCAAAGAAAGCAGCGCAGAAGGCAAAATCGGAAGAATATCGCCAGAAGGCGGAAGCGGACAAACGCAAGCAAGCGGAGAAGTATCAACAGAATATTCAGCTTGCGTTAGAGAACGAGTCCGCCAATGCTTGGCAAAGTTTAGAGGGAACGCAAAAGCAAATTGACTACGGCCAAGTTATAAGAAACGAGTGGATAACCAAGCATTGGGAGGCAAGGCACGGAGAGGTTTGTGCTCTGCTTGCCGAAGAATATGTTCCTGCGTTCAAGCTGTATTTGGTAAGACAACGTAAGGCGGCATTCTGGATTGATGCTAAGAAGACACACGGAGACATAGTTGCGCTGCTCAAATTCAAATTGGAAAGCGACGACCGCTTTATGTTCGAGCTTGCATTCAATGCGTCTGAGACGAATGTTGAAATTAACCAATGATAAATAAAACGAAGAAGAAATTCTTCATGTGTCGTTAAACTCCGATAGCCCTACAGGGTACTAGTCATGTCCTGTAGGGCGCCAAAAGAGTTGTGCATATAATAATCCTCCTAAGATGCAAGAAAGCCCGAGACTAAACACCTTGGGCTTTTTTGTGGCTGGTGATTCGGTCATAGCCGCTTCCTAAATTAGAATGGAAGGAAAATAAAATTCAGGAGTTTCCATGTCAGTGCCAAAAGGATTCAAACATCCAAAAGAGATTTGCCCGTATTGCGACTTTGAAGGTGCAAAGGGTCATATGCGCCGTTACCACTTTGAAAATTGCAGAAGCAGGTACGTTAGTAAAGAGGTAGAAATTGTAGCGGACACAAGTGTAGTAGAGGGAGCAGTGAAAAGGGGGCGTGGTCGACCAAAGGGCCAAGGAAGTGTGCCCCGTAAATTCTCGGCACATATCAATAAGGAGCAGGCATATAAGTATCTGCAGGAGATTGGAACATACATCGCCGACAGGCAACTTGATGCGGTTTGGAACTTGAAGTTCGGACAACCGCGTTCGCACTTGATTCACATCGAGTTTAAGAAGGACGGTATCGCTGGCTCGCTCGAAAGGTACGTGGTCGCATTAGTAAATAAAGAAAAAGAGTAAAGATGGTTCTAGTGCGCGTTCCTTGTGAAGATTTTCTGAGATTGAGACTAGCGATAGCTCGATGGCATGTGGATCATTCGCTTAACGCAAACTGGAACTATTACCCACAACAGCCGCACATTGTCTTTTCGTTCGACAACCAAGACGTTGCATACGAATTCATGATCGAGTTCGAGGACGCATAAAGCTATCCAGAATCACTTGGCTACGTTCTGTAAATAGATGGATAACCCCACGTTTGGAACGAAGCCATGCAGGACCAAGATTTAGACCAAGTAAAGACCGACTTGCAAGCGCACCTAGTTGAGTGTGCTTCAAACTATCAAGAGCTAAAGTCAGAGACGCAAGCGCAGAACGCGAAGATTGATTACCTAGCCAAAACAGTAGAAAAGCTTGCCGACGTTATCGTTGGATCAGCAGCAGGGCTAGTTGCCGTATTGCTTGCAGGTATAGGCTACTTGCTTGAGCACTTCGTATTCAAGTGATCGACTTTGATTTCTGGTTTTTACGAAACTATCCTCATGGCCCCATACGACTAGGGATAGTGAATGAAAACCGAAATCCAAGCTACGCCAGTTCCCGAGCATGAACGCTTGAAGTTCATACCGTACCTGTACACGACGTACTGTTTCATACTCGCGGAGCAGACCATGTTCAGGTCAGCACGCAAGCTCAGTAAGGAATATCAAGGGGGTCATTGGCAGTTCGTGAAGTTGAGCAACGGCAGCGGCTACGCATACCCTGAGCAGCCCGAGAAATTCAACATAGCAGTCTCCGGCAATGGTTTTGAGGGGAAGTTAAGCCGCGAGGCATTCGGTATCGTCTGTACGCTGTTCGCACTGAGCAACGCATGCTCATACGCGTTCATGAAGGAAAAGACAGCAGCCAATGAAAGCCTAGCCGACCGCTACCACAAGCTGCTGGACTACGTTCAACAGCTACCCGAGGCAAAGCTGATTTTCCGCGCAATCGACTGACTGTAGAAGGTGGTAAATAAGTCTTGTAAAGATGCGGCATTGAGCGAATACTTAATGCATACAAATTAACAAGGGGAACAAAATGACCATGAGCGCTAGTGAAGCAGCACGTATTACCTCGGCAATTGTGAAAGGTAATAAAGATCAAGTGTATAAAGAGTTTGGGATAGCAACAAGCGGAGAGGTTCTATTTTACGCTTTTTGTTTGGTTGTTTCCTTCGTTATCGTCTGCTTTATGAGTAACGTTGAGTTATTCTGGATTTGGGTATTTGGTGGCGCACTTATCATTGGTTGTGCTTTGCTACTGCTCCGTTTTTTCGTCGTGTTGGTTTTTGCTTTCAGAGGCTGGATTCTCGTTGGTTTTGCTATTGCGCTTGGTGCTGCGCTGTTTCATATGATTTGATTTTCCCTGTAGCTAGTAGTGATCGTTTGCCCCGACTAATCATCGGGGCTTTTTTTCGTCCCTAAACATTGCGTATTACGCTTTCATCCTGCGAATAAATAGAAAGACAAATCAATCCCGAATTGCAGGGATCCAAGCAGGAGAAAGCAACTATGGCTTACGACTTCTACAGCGGAGCTACATTCAATTTTACTGGTACTTTACAGCTTAGTGGTAATGTGGTCGGCGGTACATCGGGCATCAACGGTAATCAACCTGACTTTAGCCAGTGGGCGATTACAGCGGCAATGTTTGATCCAACAGGCGAAATAAACTACGGCTCGATAGCAGTAACGAACCTATCAGGCGGTTCGGCAGCTACCAATGGCATGTATGAGCTAAACGCGACTTCAACGCAAACTAGCACATGGCCGACCGGGAAAGCACAGCTCACTTTGAAAGTGATCGCGGCTGACGGCTCAGTGATGTATGCCGATCCCATTTGGTTTCGCATCAAAGCGTCGCCTTTGATCTAAGAAAAATAATAAGGAAACGCTATGAGCAGCGATGGAACAACAAGATTAATTTTCACAATGCAAAGCGACCAAGCTACTTTGGTTGCAAACTTCGGCCCCTTTCTGCCGCTACCAATTAGCGGGACATTGCAGAACGTCCTGAACTTGGTAAACAACGCAGAAAGCTCAGTAACAAACGCTATCAACTCTGCAAGCTCCGCAGCAACATCAGCCACTAACGCAGCAGCATCAGCAACAGCGGCTTACACAAGCTCTGCAAACTCGGCTGCGTCTGCGACGGAAGCAAGCACTTCGGCAACTACAGCGGGTAATTACTCCACACTCGCACAAAGTTGGGCGTCACAAGCGACAGGACCAGTCAACGGCACCACCTCGTATTCGTCCTATTACTACTCTGCTCAATCACAGTATTGGGCCGGTGTATCTCAAGCGGTTGTTGCTATTACTGCGTCGCTCGACCCTGCAAACAAATACTCAGGTATCGGGTTAAGTAACGGAAACCTGACAGCGACTTTTCCGGGTACGCAAGCGGGTATTCTAGGCAACGTTGGATATTCGACCGGCAAGTATTATTTCGAAGTCACATTCACAAGTGGTAGTAACAGCGGTAATGCCAGTATAGGGATTGCGCCATACAACGAGCCACTGACTAATCAAATTGGGTACGACGATGCTAGCGGTGCAGTTGGATGTTTTCAGAATAGCGGCAATATCTACATCAACGGCTCGAGCGTCGGCAGCGCAACACCGTACAGCACCGCAGGGAACGTGCTTGGTGTAGCCGTAGACCTAGACGACAAGCTGGTGTGGTTCCGCACTGGTACGGGCAACTGGAACGGCAGCGGCACTGCTGATCCTGTCGCAAAGGTCGGCGGTATCTCATACACCGACACTGGCAAGATGTATCCCGCAATCTGTACCGACTCGTCAACGGTCTTCACTGCCAACTTCACGGGCAACTTCGCAGGGACGAAACCAGCGGGCTATTACCCTTGGACTACAGACGCGTATCACTACGTGGTGCCTGTCGCTACAGGAGCTACCCCAGGTATCGTATCTGCCGGTCCCGGCTTGGTCGTCAACTCGCAAGGTCAATTGAGCGCGGACAGCTATTACGACTTGGCACAGGTGAGTGGTACTTCCACAATCAGCATTGATCTGACTAACCCAGCACCCGGCTATCACGTTGTATTGAACGCAGCGACAGCTACTTTCAGCTTTGCAAACTTCTCATTGCCAACTGGTAAAGCACTGCGTCTGACTTTCTATTTCGAGCAAGGTACAGGGTCAAACACAATAACGTCATGGGATTCCCGCATTCATTGGGTTGGTGGTTCGCCGCCAGTTCTTGGCTACACAGTTGGTAATCGCAACGTTGTCGAGTTTGAAAGTATTGACGGCACTACATTCGCTGGCTACTACGTCGGTCAAATTAATTAACAGGTAGAAAAATGAGACCAGGACTATTAGCAGCAAATCACGCACTTGCGCAGAACGCTATTAGCATTATTAACGGCTTGGACGGCTTTCTCGCGCGACATACTGGCGATGTGGACGACAACGGCGACAACGTATCGAACAAGTTCATTATCAACAATGAAGGCGTTATTTCAAACAACCTGCACTTTGAAGGTGGTCCGCAAGACTATACGCCAACACAGTGCGCCACAACTGAGGGTCAATCACTGCTGATTCTCGGCTATTACTACGCATGGAAGGGAACTGGCAATCCCGTTTATTTGCAGAAAGCCGAATACTACTTTCAAGCGTATGTAAATTACTTCTACGGCGGGCAACCAGTTCCGACAACGCCGCAAGTGTACCGCTCGAACTGGATTCTGAACGGTAAGAACCCGTTTGAGGTGTACGGGCCGCCTAATCCGCTTGATGACCAAAGCCCCGGCTTTTACGCGCAACCAGTTCTGTTTAACAACGGCGTGGGTGTGATTCCAGCAGGAAGCCCAACATACGGCGATCAGCTTGTGCGCGTCTACAAGGTGTTCACTGGCAAGAACGCATACAACTCTGTACGTGCGGGTCCAGCACACGGCGGTACTGACTTGCCGTTCTCGTACTACATGGCGACAAACGGCGCTTGGGACTCCAACAGCGATGCGGTAAGCCCAGCACCTACACCAACGCCAGCGGTCGGTACGGTCGTGCTGCAAGACACCACGTTCAACGGCACTGCGAATGTGAGCTATGTCGTCCACTCGGGCGTCATGATTCCGCGCAATGCACCCTTTGACGTGTGGCCTACATGGCGCTCGTTGACCCCAGACCAATACGGCAACGCTATCGACGCGGAGCAGTGGTTCACGGAGGCAGCACTCCTGCTGTACAACGCAACAGGCAACAGCTATTACAACCAAGTCTATCAGTCGGCATTGCAGACCTGCCTTGAAGCTTCCGTTGTGGATGACGTGACTTACTACTTCCGTCAAGAAGTGGGAGTCGATCCGATGGATTACGGTATCTCGTATTGGTGGAATTACACACCAACAACGAGCGTAGCTACTGTCACACGTGACAATAACGGCTACATCATGGCTACGAAAACAGCGGAATCCGGCACAAGTGCAGGTACGGTCGCATTGGAGCAAATAGCGGTGTTCAACCAAATTGCACCAAACAGCTATATGCAGGTTAATTCTGCGATGACTAGCCCAACTGCGCGTTTGGACTTCTTGACATATATCCAGACTGCGGTTGATGCATCAACAGGAACGCAATATCGCTTTTCAGCAGCGCCGGGAGTTAATGGTGTGCCTGCGCCGATGAATATTAACTTCAACAAGATGCTTACGGTTAATCGTGCAGACGGTACACCTAATGTCATGTTTGACGGCAATAACTTGGTTTCATATGGGAATGCCACGTCGCTAAGTCAGTATGCAACGTTCACTATTGGCTCAACCAGTTACTCTGATTACATCGGCATCGCTGATGTGCCTGATAACAACTCAGGTGTCGTTGCTGGCTTCTGGCACTTGCCATCTAATACGGCGCCGCTTGAATCACTGACATACAAAACATTGTCGGGGACCATGTATATAAAAGTCACGGATGCGTTAGGCGTGAATTACTGGTATCAATTGCCGCAAGCGACTAACTGGACAACACTGGCGCTTGATTGGAGTATGTTTACCTTGGTCCCGTACCAAAGTGGAACGCCTTCGCCGACACCAACGCCAAACACGGCAATGACGCAGGTGGTATTTGAAACACAAGATAGCGCTGCATCTATTGCAATGTATTGCTGGGGCGATGTGCCAACTTACTACAGTCCAAATTATGAGTGGTCAACTCAATGGTACATGCACGCGAACGATGTTAATGCATTTACATGGTTAGTGGGCGATGTAACGATTGAAAACTCAGGAACTGCACCGCTGAAATATACTCCGGGTGTAGTGCCATTCTCTAATCAATACTCGCCTTCATTGAGACGTAACGAGTTTTGGCGCGGCACTCCATACTCAGGTTATCAATACCCGGTAAATTGGATTGACGCCAACTTGCCAAGCTATTATGCAAACGTAATTCAGTTTTGGTATGACGCACAGCAAGCGTATAACGCACAGATCGGTGTAATGGGGCCGTTTGCACCAGTGTATGTATGGCCGCGTTACGACGACTTGGGCGAGGGTACTGTTGGCACGTTCGCATGGGGTTCAGACCAACCGTATCCGTGGGCCGGTTATGAAGCACGCGCGTTTTGGTCTGCATGCCATTTGTGGGCGGAGCTGGTGCGCAAAGGGCAAACCGTCGATCCTAAGCTCGTGACCGTGTGCCAGAACTATGCGTCGTTCCTGCTCACATTCCAGCAGAACAACGGCGGCCTGACCCCATCCAAATTCCCACGTAATGCGCCTCCGTACAACGACGGCTACAGCCCTATACCAACAGAGAACAATCCTGATAACGTGGGGCACATGACAGCGCTATTCCTTAGTGGCTGTGTGGAGATGCTAAACGCGGGCGATACGTCGGGGTATCCAAAGCAAGTGATGCGCGGATTGCTTACGCAGCTTTACTCTACCTACGTCGTCGCGCAGGGTTCAGACGCGGACATGACCGGCTCATTCTCAAGTTGGGCGAACGGACATTACTTCTACGGCTTTTGGGCGGGTGAGATATTCCGCGGACTTGGCCTGTACTTGGAGTGGTTGAAGGCAGGGAACACGCTGTAAACAAAAATGGGGAGCACGAAGCTCCCCATTGTTTTGCTGCATAGCTTGAGACTTACTGCACAAGCCAGGTCTGCCAAACGTCCTTGCCTACCTCTGCGAAGCTACGCGGCGGTTTGCCACGGCCATGATATTCCTCGCCGGTCTTCGGGTTGCGGTACAGCTTGGCCTTCGAAGGATCGGAGGGGCGACGCGTGCGCTTAGTCGGGAAAATGTCTTCGCTAGTGAAGCCAAACTTTTGAACCAACTCGGCGATTTGCTCAAGTGCTTCGCCAGCTTCTGCTGCACGGCGTTCCTCAATTGCTGCTTCAAGTTCTGCTTGTGCTGCGAGCAGTTCGTCCAGCGTGCGGCTATCCTTCTTCGTTGCCATATTTTGCTTCTCCTTAAATAAAGTTGAACAGTGCTACAGCCGCGATGGTAAGTAAATTTGGCTAAGTATGCACCACATTGTGTTTACTGAGCAACTAAGTTCAATAGGCAATGACTAGCGACAAATAAAAAAAGGCCCCTTGCGGAGCCTTTTTGTTGGATGCTTGTTAGCTTAGTGCAGCACTTTCACCAGCGCTATCGTTATGCCGAACACTGCTGACGCAAACGTTGCGCCCCACACGAAGGGCATCCAGCGGTTCTCGTTGGCGAGCTTCGCAGTCTCTTGGATCAGCTTGGAGTTCGTCGCACGCAGCACTTCCAGCTCTGCCTCAAACTTGAGAATGTCCATCTGCTCTCTCACGGTGTTAGCTCCTTGTATGTTATAGCAAAAAAGTGCGTAGTGTTCAAAGCTGCGGGCGACCGTCGGTGTACGCGATCGTTTCGCTGAGTTGCAGTGCGGGAACCTTGGCGATCTCGGTTTTGCCGAACCATATGATGAACAGGCCGGGTTCTGCGGGGCTTCTCTGCACCTTGCACTTCTTGCCCGCTTTGTGCGTGCGGCCAGCATCGAGGCCGATGTATTTGCTTTGTACGTCCTTCAACAGCTTTGCTGCGCGGGGCAGTTCGTAACTCATTGCGTTTCTCCTTAGTTGTGCTTACCACAAAACCAGTCTAAAGACATGGTTGTAGGCATCAACAAAAGAGTGAACACCACATGAAAGTTTTCCCTAACCAAACGTCACTCTTTGCTTGCATTGGTGGTTGGTGAACTTACCATCGCGACATGGTAGGTAGTTCTAATCAACAAGGAGCAAGCACATGGCAACCGCACGCAAGAGCAGCACCAAGGCAACCGTAACCAAGGTCGACCTTGCTGTAGTCAAAGTTGGTCACGCGTTCATCAAGGGCAAGGGGCCGAACGACAAGCCTAAGAAAGACAGTCTCTGGGGTTTGCTGCAAGCAGGGGACAAGGTAGTGAAGTTCTTCGGCCGACGTGGTGGTGCGGTGCGTTTCAAGTTTGCCGACAGCATGGACGAAGGGCTTGCGCTGTACCAGCAGAAGCTCGATGGCACCGATGCCAAGAAGCTCAAGCACGTAGACCTGGACGCAGCGAAGCAAACGGAACTGCTCGGCACAGACTGGCCGCAATCACTGTTCGACAAGTACAAGCAAACGCTCGCGGATGGGAAGGTCGATCAACGCGCAAAGGCTCCCGCAGAACAGCCAGCAGCGCCGGCGGCAAAGAAAGCACCTGCGCAGGAAACTGAGCAGCAAGCAGCCCAAGAACCTTGGCCGTGGCCTAAGTCCCCTGTCGCTGCGTAACGGTTCTAACAGCCAAAAAAAGAAGCCCAGTTATGACGCTGGGCTCTTTTTCATTCAGGTGACAGACATGATTTACCTCGCAAACACTGTTCCGTTTGCTTAACCATACGATTACATAAGCACCCAGATTAGTCAAAATTCCTCGTAATAAATAAAAGAAAACCTCGCCACTTTACTACCAATTGGCGCAGAGAACGAGGAAAGCACATGGCTAATACAAACGCCCCATCAAATGCCTTTGGTCCCGGTAATCAACCGACACCGGGTAACACGCGCGGCAAATCAAGCAAAACAAAAATCCTGAACGCTCTTAAAAAGAAAATGAACTGGTCCGAAGATGACCTGTTTGAGCATATCGTCAGTGAGGCATTCATTAACAACAACAAGGACATGATCGAGATTGTTATTAAGACTGCCGTACCAATTCCTAAAACTACACTGCAACCAGTGACATTCCAGTATGACCGCAATGCAAGCTACCCAGATAAGTGCAATGTGATTATTGAGGCAGTGGCAAATGGTCAAATTCCACCAGATGTAGGTCAAGACCTAATTCAGTCTATTAAACACATTGCAAGCATTCACGAAGTTACAGAGCTAGAAAAGCGTCTGAATGAGCTTGAGGAACTGATTCGTAATTTCGGCAGTATGTAATGAGCAGTGCATTAAAGAACAAACTAGAAGCACTAGAGAAAGTGCTCGCAAGCAAGAGAGCAGCAGCGATTAAGAAGGACTTTCGTATTGGTGTTTTCAAATCGAGTTCTACCCCTGAGTTAATTGGAGTGGTTGACATCGAGGGGAAACCGTTAGAGGGGACGGAGTTTGACACCAGCATCACAGAAGACTTTCTACCACTGCTAGACAAGAAGTACCGCTTCGTATCAATGCGAGGTGGGCGCGGTTCCGGTAAGTCAGTAACAGTAGCGAAAATCCTGATATTGCTCGCCTACCATAAGCCGTTAAAGATTCTCTGTTTCCGCGAAGTTCAGAACAGCATCAAGGATTCAGTCTATCAAAGCTTGCAGGACTTGATTCAAGAGCTTGGGCTTAGTTACGCCTTCTCCTCAACACTGAACGAGATACGTTGCAATAACGGCTCCGTATTCATCTTCAAGGGTTTGAGTGACCAGACAGTAGAAAGTATCAAGTCGTTCCAAGGTATCGACTTGTGTTGGGGTGAAGAAGCAGCAGGGCTTACGGAAAGATCCCTGAAAATCTTAATCCCAACAATCCGTGCAGAAGGATCACGCTTCTACTTTACGTGGAACCCAAGCCTAGACACAGACGCAGTATATCAGCGCTATGTGCTGAATACGCGTGAGGACGTTAAAGACGTAGCAGTAAATTGGAACAATAACCCGTGGTTTCCAAATGTACTTGACGTAGAGCGCAGAGCCGATAAAGCCCGCTTGCCAGAAGATGAATACAAAAACATCTGGGAAGGGGTAATTCTCCCCGCACAGGTTGGTGCTGTTTACTTCCGCGAGCTTAGTAAAGCATACGAGGAAGATCGTGTTACTAAGCTGAGAATTGATCCGAAATTGCCGGTACATGCTATTTGGGACTTGGGTTGGGCTGACCAGACAGCAATCATCCTAGTGCAAAAGATTCACTCAGACGCACGCCTTGTTGGTTACATCGAGAGCAACAGAAAAACGCTTTCTGAATATAACAACGAGCTAAGAGAGTGGGGCCGACAGCATCAAGTTAGTTGGGGAACTTGCTACTTACCACACGACGGCGCCCATAAAGACTTTAAGACAGGACAAAGCGCACAAGAGATCATGCAGGCGTTTGGATGGCACGTAGAGATTACACCAACCATGACTATCGAAGCTGGCATACGTGCAGCCAAGCAAATGTTCTCCAATGTGATCTTTGATAGAGATAGCTGCCCACTCTTACTGGAGAACCTTAAGCGATACCATTACTCAGAACGTCCAGACGGCAGCTTAGGTAAGCCAGTGCATGACAACTACTCACACGGCGCAGATGCGTTTAGATACCTAGCAGTGAACATTGAGTCGCTGCAAAGTAGTAACCAAACCAGTTCATGGGGAAAGCCCATCAACTATCGAAATACTACGGTGTTCGATAACCGTAGATGAATTAAATAAATCCATAAACCTATAATAATAAGGATAAATATCAATGGACACTAATGTTAACGATGCCACCAATGGCAACTTCGACGGCGCAAGTCAAGTTGAAAGCGGCGCTAGTGACGGCGTATCCCTTAACGGCGATACAGAGTATGACCTTGCGTCATACCTAAATGAAAAGCCTATCCCTAAGAAATTTGAAGGGCGCAAATCGGAAGAGTTCAAAGGTGGCAAAAAGCTGCCTGATCCTTTTGGTTTCTCCAAAGAACAAGATTCCGCTGGGGATGATAAAGATTCTGATAGCAATGCCGAATCCGACACTGATGCAGAAGACCTAGATTTAGATTTGCTCGACAGCGATTCCGACGAGGATACCAACGTAGAGCATGACGAGGACAGCGACACTGAACCAGTATTCGAGATTCAAGTTGATGGTAAGAAGATCGAAGTTAAGAAGTCTGAATTGATTGCTGATGCACAAAAGTGGCGTGCGTCTAATGACAAGTTCGCTGAAGCTTCAAAAATGCGCAAAGAAGCAACAGAGATTCAAGATGCTTACGTGAAAGAGCGTGAGACATTAAAGAGCTTGATCGGCCAATACCAGACATTTATTGATAGTCAAACACAGCAGTATGAGCCTGATTGGCAAACTTTGTACGATACAGATCCACTTGAGTATTTCAAGCAAAAGGAAATGTATCAAGCAAGAGCCCATCAAGCGCAGCAAGCGAAGATTATTCAAGAGAACATTAAGAAGCAAGAGCAAGCTGAAATTGAGAAACGACAGCTTGAGTATCTGGAAGCGCAGAAGAAAGCGATTCTAGATTTCTTTCCGCAGTGGAAGAACCCAGAAGTAGCGGCAAAGGCGGTATCACACGTTAATACCTACCTGACCGAAGAAGGATTCTCTGCTGACGAACTCAACACTTTGGTTGATGCACGTCTCCTGAAAGTTGCGCACAAAGCTGCGATGTACGACAAATTGGTAAAGGACAACAATGCTAAGAAGGCAAAGATTGCTCCTTCTAAAAAGACTTTGAATAGCGGAACTGCTACTAACAATGATCCTGGCTTTAGAAACAGACAGGCTCAGACAGCTAATGCACGTGAAGCTAAAGCGTGGAACGATACCTTGCGTAACGAACCGACAGCTAAAAACTTGGAAGCTTATTTGGCAAGCCAATGGGCTAAAAAGAAATAACCATAACAAATATCTGGTTAGACCGGATGGCATAACAAAAAGGATAATAAATCATGCCAAGCAATACAGTAACTACCTACGCAACAGTAGGTAACCGTGAAGATCTGATCGACAAAGTATTCATGATCTCACCAACTGATACACCATTCGTATCAGCAATCTCACAAACTGCTGCAACAGCCATTTACCACGAATGGCAAACAGACGCATTGTCAGCACCAGCTAACGTTGCACTCGTTGAAGGTGCAGATGCAAGCTACACAGCAGAAGCTCCAACAGTCCGTCTGGGTAACTACTCACAGATCGTTGGTGACTCTTTCTCAGTGTCAAACACACAGGAAGCAGTTAAGCACGCAGGTCCAAACCAGATCGCACGTTTGCAAGCTAAAACAATGATGCAGTTGAAGAAGGACATTGAGTACTCAGCATTGCTCAACACAACTTCAACAACAGGCTCAAGCTCAGTAGCACGTCAAATGAAGGGTGTTTTCGGTTGGAACTCAACCAACTACATCGGTGGTACAGGCGGTTCAGCACCAGTAGCAGGTAACCCAGGTACAGCACCTGTTGCAGGTACATCACAAGCTTATACAGAGTCACTGTTGAAGCAAGCTCTGCAAGAGGCATACATTGCCGGTGGTAACGTCGACATGCTTATCCTTACCCCAGCAGGTAAGCAAGTACAGTCAAGCTTCACTGGCAACATCACACGTATGCAAGACGTCAATAACGACGGTAAAGTCACATTGAAGACTTCATACACAATTTACCAATCCGACTTCGGCGAAGTAACTTGTGTTCCAAACCGTGTTATTACCGGCGCTAAGGAAGTCTTTGGTATCGACACAGACATGTGGTCACTGGCTGTTCTGCGTGGCTTCGATACAGAAGAACTGGCTACAACTGGTGATGCACGTAACTTCCAGATCCGTTGGGAAGGTACATTGGAAGCACGTAACCAAGCTTCTGGCTTCACAATTGCAGACTTGAACAACGTTTAATGTTTGCTAAATATGATTACAGGGGTGATGACCTGTAATCATAATTATTCTGAATTCCTTTAAAGTACGCAAAGCCTCAAGGTAACACTTGGGGCTTTTGTGTTTGCGGGCATAACGTAGGAGATAACGCATTTTTCGTTTCAATAAATAAAGGGAATTCCATTGGAGTAATCCCTTTATGGCTAATAAGAAAACACCACGTCCTACACTTCCTGTTGACGATCAAAGCAACTCAGACGGAGCAGGGCAACAGAAAGACCTAAACGGTCAGCCAATTCAAAAGAAGCGCAAGAACAATGCGATTCAAAACCTAGACCCAAACAACCCTTTATTTGCCAAGCGTAAGGATCAAGACCAGACAGACGCGCTTGTGCAGCAAATGAACGAACTGTTGCCGGGTGTCTTGCCACAAAAAGAACAAACAGAGTTCGAAGTCTCAGCCGATGAAGTAGGCACCGACGAGGACGGCAACGAAGTAGGCCCAATGACAGATGAAGAAGTCATTGCGTTCTTGAACGTGTTCGAAACCCGCTCACGTGCTTACGTACAGGATGAAATTAGCATTCGTGCTGCTGTTAGCAACGAGTTCTATCTCGCACAGCCGGAAGGCATCTTTACCCCTCCATTAAGCCCAGGTCGTTCAAACTGGGTCGATAGCTCCGTAGCAGACACTATCAACTGGCTGTTGCCACCATTGCTTGACGTGTTCTGCGGCACACAAAACGTTGTCGAGTTCCAAGCGCGCCAGCCACAGCAGGAGAAAAGCGCAGCGCTTACAACAGCCATGTGTAACTACGTGTTCAACGAACAGAACCACGGTTACAAAATCGCACGTACATGGATTCACGACGCTTTAATGTCTCCCGGCGGCATTATCAAAGTGTATTGGGAGCCTGACCTAACAGCTAAGACCACACAGTATCGCGGATTGACCGAACTGCAATTCGAATTACTCAGAGAAGCAGCAGAGGCAGGCGAATTTGCGATCGTTAAAGTACGCAAGTATGACAACCCAGACTTCCAGCCACTGACCACTATTCAACACGGTCTTGCTATTGCGAAGGCACAAGCAGTTGGACAGCAACCACAATTGCTTACTCAGCAAGTACAGCAAGCAGGGCAGGCTATTCAGCAAGGCGCAAACCCATCGCAAGTATTGCAACAAGCGGCAACAGTACAGATCGACCCAACAGAACCAGCTATCAGCCAGTTCTTGTACGACATTGTTATTCATGAAGGCGTAGACCATAAGAACAGCAAGCGCGGCAAAGTAAAGATCGTCAACGTACCGCTGGAAGAGTTCTACATCGACCCACAAGCACGATGCTTGGATGAAGCGCATTACGCTGCACACGCACGCCGTATCACTATCTCCGATTTGCGTGCTATGGGCTTTGATCCTGACGTGTTGGAAGAAGTCAGCAATACCGCGTATGACCCAGAAATGACACGCACGTATCTAAGCCGTAAAGAGCTAGAAGGCGCCTACGCATGGTCATACATGAACAATCAAATCGACCCATCAATGCGCCAAGTAATCATTGTTGAGTCGTATGTAAAGCTGGACTACTTGCAAACAGGCATTGCTGAATGGCGCAAGATCATTCGTTGCGGTAACACCATCCTTGAAAACGAGCCATGTGACGGCAACCCGTTCATTATGCTTGTCTCAAACCCGTTGCCTCACTTGTCGTTCGGTGTATCCGTAGCAGAGCAAGCACAAAACGCACAGCTTAACCAAACACAGTTGATGCGTGCATTGGTCGATAACATCAGCTTAGGCGCTAACGCACAGATGTTTGCTGTAGAAGGGCAAGTAAACCTTGATGACCTGTTAGATGGCCGTCCGGGCGGTATTGTCCGCGTTAAAGACGCAGGTGCAGTCGGTGTATTAAGCACCGGCTCAGGTGACGTTTCAGCAGTAACCACATTGCTTGAAGTCATCGACACAATGAAGCAGGAGCGCACAGGCGTTCAAAAGCTTACACAAGGTTCTGACGCTGACATTATCAACGAGACAGCAACAGGCTATCAGGCGATGACAGAGCGTGCAGAGCAGCGCATTAAGTTGATGGCACGTGAGTTTGCAGAGAATGGTTTTAAACCATTGTTCTTGCGTATCCAGAAGCTGTTAGCGCAGTACCAAAATGACATGATGCAGATTCGTTTAAACGGTCAAATCATGGAAGCTGACCCAATGGATGCTGCGCACCAATACGATGCTTGTGTGCGTGTCGGCTTGGGTACTGGCGATAAGTCACGCGAGCTTGCTTACCTTAATCAGATTCTGCAATTGCAGATGCAAGCAATTCAAACATCGTCCGGTATGGCCGATCTGTACAACGTACACAACACGGTCGAAAAGCTGGTGCATGCAATGAACTTTACTAACGTGGATGAGTTCTTTAAGAAACCACAATCACCAATGCCACAACCGCCACAGCCACAGGTTCCGCCTGACGTACAAGCAAAGATTCAGATTGAACAAATGCAAGCGCAGAACGATAGCGCACGTCAAGAACGCCAAGCGCAGTTGGATGCAATGCGTATCGAAGCACAAGCTAAGAGCGATGACCAACAAGCGATGCTTGCGCATCAACGTGAACTAGCCAAGCTGCAAATGCAACAGAAGATCGAGCTAGAGAAACTTTACCTGCAAGCTGCGATTCAACGCGAAGCAGCAGCACTTAAAGCAATGGTCGATCCACAAGCAGAAGCGGCTATGTTCAATGAGACATTCCAGAGCACAACAGACTCAATGAATGCTGCATTGACCAAAATTAACTTACATGCAAGTGGTGAGTACGACAACTTCTTGAACAGCGTTATTGCTGCACCAGAACCAGACGGCTCACAACACAATAACCCATATAGCGGAGAATAAGGATGGAACGTAAAGTAAAAAGCACACACGAGTACGATGCACAAATTGCACGCGCTAACGAAGCTAATGCTTTGTTGGCTAACCCAATCTTGAACGAGATCCTCGACAAGATGGAAAGCGAGGCAACACAAAAGATGATCGACTCACTAGACCAAGCTCAACGCGAGCTGCAATGGCACAAGGTCCGTGCTGTACGCGACTTCAAGCAAGAACTGCGAACAATCAGCGCAACAGGTCGTATCGCAGCAGAGAAGAAAAAGACAGCAGGAGCGCAGTAATGAGTAAGCAGTTTTTCGTATCTGGCAGTAACGCAACGTTCGATCTGTCAGGGACTAAGCAGCAGGAAGTGCAGCAGTTCATTACCGACCCAAACGCACCAGTGCATGCCGACCGTTCCACAGAACTGATCTTCGACAAGGACGTAACCGGCGAAAAGATCATGGTCAAGCGCACGTTTGACCTTGGCGATACGTTGGAACAGATCAAAGCATGGCGCACAAACTTGGAAAACAAGTCCAGCTATGGCGAAGAAATGCGTCCTGTTATGGAGATTCCAGAAGCTATTGTCGAGCAGTATTGCAACATTCACGGCATTACACTGCATGAGTTCATCGGTAACAAGGAACACATTCGCCGTGTATTGAAAGACCCAGACTTGGCTTACTTCCGTTTGCGTCCAAGCGGTGTGTAAGTAGTAACCGGCCTAGAAAAATAATAAGAAAGGAGGCCACAAATTGGCATCACAATACTTTAGTTCATACGACGACTTGCAAAAGGTCGTAGCGACATACCTGCAACGTGCAAACCTGACTGCACAGATACCGCTATTCATCCAACTAGCGGAAGTGCGTTTGCGCAACATAATCCGTACATTGCCTCAGCAAGTACAGCTTCCATATACATTGGTTCCGGGTAAAGGTTCCCAGATTGTGGCTTTGCCGTCTGATTACGGCGCAATGATACGTGTGACATACAACAGTATACCAATGGTCTATATCACACCAGACCAGTTGCAATTAGAGAAGGCAAACGACTATCTCTATGAATACACAATCATTGGTACAAACATCCTGTTGCAGACCTACATTGATGGTAGTTCAGCACTGACCATGTATTACTACCAAGAGCTACAGGGGCTGTCAGACGCAAACGAATCAAACTGGTTGCTCGAAGACAATCCAAACCTGTACTTGTACGCAACGTTGCTTGAAGCCACACCTTATCTCATTGATGACGAACGTATCGAGATATGGCAAGGGATGCTAGAAGAAGCTGTTAGCGAAGTACAAATGGCTGCAACGAAGGAAATGACACCTGAGCGCACCAAACTAACAATTAAAAGAAGCTAAGGTGAAGTATGGCAACACGCATGAATATTGAGCCGCAAAAGTTAATCGGCTTCGCACCAGACTTGGACCCAAGTACACCGGGTATTTTTCAGGACTGTAACAACGTAGTCCCTACATTGATCGGATTCAAAGGCGCAGCAAGTCCTATTAACGGCGGCCTAGCAACACTCAACAAGCCTGCACTCGGCTCCGCATTGCTTCTCTTGCTTGATGGCACTGCCCGCATGTTTGCAGGTACTCAGTCCAACTTGTACGAGGACGTAGCAGGTGCATGGGTCGATCAATCCGCAGCAGGTGGTTATGCGCTAGGTAGTGATAGTAAGTGGCGCTTTGCTGCATTCGGTAATGCATGTCTTGCAGTAAATGGACAGACCGTATTGCAGTCCTCGTTGTCAAGCGGCTTTACTAACGTTCCTGTTGCACTGTCAGGCATTACAGTAACTGCTGGTGGTAGTGGCTATGTAAGCCCAACAATTACTATATCAGCACCTAACATTAGCAGCGGTATTCATGCTACCGCAACCGCGACAGTGGTTAGCGGCGTTATTACTGCAATCACACTGACAAACAGCGGAAGCGGCTATACAAGCGCACCTACGATCACAATCACAGACAGCGCAGGCACAGGCGCAGCAGCTACGGCACAGATTGTTTCTGCTCCTATCGGCAAGATCATCTTTGTTGCAAACGGCCAAGTCTTCGTATGTAACTGCTCGAATCCTCCGCAAGTAGCAGGCGGTGACTTCTGGTTCTGCTCAGGGATCTACGATCACACGCAATGGGACACAACCAACATGCAAACATTGTGTGCATACGGCCCATTGATTGATACGCCAGGTCCAATTACAGCCGGCGCAGCTATCGGCCCTAACGCAGTGATCTTCAAAGAGAACAGCATGTATCTGGGTACACAAACAGGCTATCCAGTGGGTTGGGACTTCCAAGCTGTATCAAAGAGCGTAGGTGCATTGAACCATGAGTGTGTAGTGACCGTAGCTAACACGCTTTACTTCATCGGCCCTGACGACTTCTATGCATACCAAGGTAACGGTTTGCCTGTCCCAATCGGGCAGAACGTACGTCGTTGGTTCTTCAATACACTGGATATCAACAGCAAAGGGAACATTAGCAGCTTCTACGATAAAGACCAGAAAGTTATCTATTGGGGCTTCCCAAGCAATAACTCGTCCAATGGGGCAATTGATACCTGTATTTGCTATAACTGGTCAACAGGTACATGGGGTGTATTAGATGCAAAAATGGAGTGCTTCGTTACTATCCTTAATGGCGAAATTACATACAACTCGTTAGGTACGGAGTGGAATACATACAACGACTTGCCTGGTATTTCATACGACAGCTCGTTCTGGAATAACTTTCGTACAACACCCGGTTACTTCGATTCGACAAATACACTGCAAGCATTAGCAGGAACGTCTAAAGGGGCAACTATCACAACAAACGCATTCGGCGACGACATGGTTTATTCAACCATGCAACAGTTCAGAATCAGATTCAAGACACAACCGTCTTCCGGCACTGCTGTATGGCAAGGAAAGACCACATTGGGTAGTAGCGATCCTTCGACCATTACAAACGTCAATGCAGGTCCGCTTGTGCTTGCTGATAGCCGTATCGACGTAGACCAAAGCAATCGCTGGCATAACTTGATCCTCACATTCGACGGCGACTTTGAGGCAATGGAATGGGTGCCGTCAATGGTGCAGTTGGGGAGAAACTAAATGTCACGCATCGGAAATATCAACTTGCCAACTATGACGGCGAGCATTAGTGGTAAAGACATCACGTATGCAGATACCACTCAGTTGCAGCTAATCCTTAACAAGATTGCGGCGCAACTCGACCTGATTAGTTCAGGCTCAATTGCAGGTACTTGGAATGCAGCTACACAACCGCCTACCGCGTTCTCAGGGGTAACGAGCAATCCAACAGGTCGTATTCTGGGTATTACGTATGGTGTTGGTGATTACATCAAGAACGACAAACCGTCTGTCTTTACTGGAACAGATGGAAAGCAATACATCACATTAGGTTGGGTCTGTACATCAGCAGGTAATACCGGTACGCATACACCGCCTATATTTGTTGAAGTAAACAGCATTGTGAATCCATAACTCCAGAGATTACACATTCACTTGCCTGAATAAATAAAACAACAAGAAGGAATAAGAGATGGCCAATCTTCTATCAATGTTAGGTCTGGGAAGTTCAGGGGTTCCTACTTCCTTGGACGACGAGACAGCGCAGCTAATGCAGCAATCACCAACTTCTGGTTGGTCTGCACTTATGGGCGCACAACAAGGCGGTATTTCTCCGCAACAAATACAGCAATACATGGCGCAAGCAGGGATGCCACAGTCAGTACAGCAAGACGACGGCTCACAAGCCAGCGCACAAGATGCAAACGCAGTAGCGAATAGCTCAACAGGTAACGTTGCCTCCCAAGATAGCAAAGTAGCAAAGGGTGACGCAGCTAATGCCGTTGATGCACAACAAGCGGCTAATGTAGACCAATCCGGCACTTCTGCTGATGACAGCACAAGCGCCTCTGGAAGTGCTAACGCTGCACCTAATAACTCCGACAACGCAAGCACTGCCAGTAACGCAAGTGCAGACCAAAGCGGTGACACTGCTTCAAGTCCGGACGCATCTACAAGCTCACAAGGCGGTTTATTGAGCGCAGTAGGTGGTAAATCAGCACAGCCCGATGCTAGTTCGAGCGATAGCGCACAGCCAACATTCGGGTCAAAGCTAATGTCTGTTTTGAAAAACCCACTTATCGACACGTCGCTGATGAATGCGGGTTTCGGCATGATGGCTGCATCACGTCCGGGTACACCTTGGTATAGCGCAATCGGTCAAGGCGCACAAACAGGTGTTCAGACTTATAACCAACTTGCTCAACAGCAGATTGCTAACCGTATGGCTGCGTTAAATTACCAACGTCAGAACGCATTAGATCAAGCAGACATTAACGCGAAGAACGCAGGTACGGCAGCTACACAACAGAAGACAGCACAGACAGCAGCGTTACAAGCTTATGCCTCGAAGGCTGGTGGAAACTTTGACCCATCAGCGGCAGTTGCAGCAGGTGCCGATCCTCAAGCTGCAATGGAAATGTTCAAGACATTGCATCCAAATGTGACAGTTACGCCGATGGATGACGCGGGGAATATGTTCGCGATTAATCCGCAGACAGGTCAGATTGTCGCCACTGTTAAGGGTACTAAACTCACTCCTGTTGGTACGGGTGTTTCCATGTATAACTTCGGATCAGGTGGTGCAACCAATGGCAATGCAGGTGGTTCAAGCGTAGGGCAGGTGTCGCCACAGCCGTTAGTTCAGGGCGGTTTAGCTCCCGCTGATGTTGCTAAGTCGGTCGCTGGTTATAACGCAACACAGAAGCAATATACAGACCAAGCGCAAATTCAAGATCAGTTCTTGAATCAAATGCAGACAAAGCAAGCTCTTACCGGCACTGGCGCAGGTGGCGTAGTTCCGCAAGCATTCCGTCAAGCTGAAAACCTCGCGGGTGTCTTTGATAACAATTCATCTTTGCGTCAACAGTTCCAAGGTTTGAATATCCAGAAAGAAATGTCTCTGCTGCCAGCAGGATCACGTATGGATCAAACATTCTTGAAGATGATCGGTAAAACAATTGCCGATCCATCTACTGCAACACCTGAGCAAATGATGCAGACAGCCGCGTTTGCGCGATCTGTTGCACAACGTGACTCAGTTGATAGCGAGGTAAGAGCAGCGTTTGTAGGCGCTAATGGCGGTATGGAAACACCGTTGTCTAAGCCAACAACTATTACTGTTCAAGGTCGTCCCATGCACTTGTCAGCGGGTACTACTATGCAGCAAGCAGCAGACGCGGCAACTTCTAAGCTGGTTGATTGGGACCCACCTCTGATTAATCCAAAATGGGCTGATGGCGCAAAGATCAACGACGAACAAATTCAACAAGCTTTGCAGTTCGCCAAAGATCCAGCTTGGCGATCTAAAGCGAGAGCAGCAGGCATCTTATTGCCATCTAATATGAGAAACGGGGGTCAGTAATGGCCAATTCAGGAATTACATGGGGTCCAGTAATGGCCGGTACAGGAATTACATGGGGTCCAGCTAGTTCCGCATCAAGCGGTTCTAGCTCAAGCTCCGGCGGTATTACATGGGGTGACAATGCGCAAGTAGGTACACCACAAGGCTTTGCTCAGACATACGGTTCGACTATCAACAATATTGCTGGTCAGTTGAATGTTGATCCTTCGATCATTGCCGGTCAACTAGGTCTTGAGACTGGTTACGGTAAGTCTGTTATTCCCGGCACAAACAATCTGGGTAACATCAAGTCAACAAACGGCCAAGGTGTAAGTGCAGTTGATAACCAAACTGGTTCAACAGACACATACAATGCTTACCCAGACGCGGACGCGTTTGCTAGTAACTACGTCAACTTAATCAAGAACAAGTACCCGAAAGCAGTAGGGGCGCAGAACGCACAGCAATACGCTACTGCATTGAAAGCTGGTGGTTATGCGCAAGACCCTAACTATGTTGGTAAAGTAAGCAAAGCGGCGCAAGTGATGTCAAGCATACTTGGTGCAGCGACAGGTTCAACTAATGCAAATGCAGATGAGGCGCCGACGCCAAGCACTGACGCAGCGGATAGCTTCATCAAGCAGTTTGGAAATCCTAGTCTTGCAGGCAGCAATAAGCAGAATAGCAGCGGCGCTAATGGTGATCCCGCTGACAACTTCATTCAGCAATACGGCTTGCCTACTGCGGCTTCCGCACCTGGTACAACCGATGCATCTAAGGCTCAAGTTACAAAAATAAAGACCGGTAATAATGGATCTTCGTTATTGAATAATATGTTTGGTGCTGGTTTAGCGGACGGTACTGAAATGCCGAATGTTATCGGCACAACCACTAATCCTATTGCAATGGGCGCACGTGATGCGGTTTATAACGCCGTTGAACCAGTAGTGGGTTGGTTATCGAAAGCAGCTAATTGGGTCGATCCTGACTCCGAGTTTGCGAAGAAGGCAGCACAAGGTGTTAAAGACCTGCAATCAACAAACGCAGCACAACAGCAAGCGTATAACTCTGTTCAACACTCAGGTGCAGGTAACTTCGTCCGCGGAGCAACGGGTTTCGCCGGTGACGTAGCGACACACCCATTTCTAGCAGGGTCATCCGTTCCTTCCGTTATTGCTCAATCCGCATGGCAAGGTCTCGAATCAAATCCTGATAACCCACTTGCAGGTACAGCAGCAGGCGCAGCAGGTGGTGTCGCTGGGGCCGCTCTCGGCAATGTGGCCGGGCGAGTAATGAACAAGCTTGCTGGTGCAGGGAAGGCTCTAGCGCAAGCCGGTAACGATTTTGCAAACGCAGGTACAGCCACGGGGCAAGCGCTAAGTCCTGAAGAAATGCAGATGGCCGCTCGCGTTGCAGACAAGATCAACAACACTGCCGATCAAACAGGTCAAAACGTAGGTCACGTAGCCGACGAGCTTTCAATCAATGGCAGTTCCGTAGTTCCTGGCTATCAAAAGACGGCAGCAGAAGCGACACAGAACCCGGTCATTCAGGGTGCGCAGCAGGGTCTTGATAGCTCAGGCGTCAATTCCGGTCTGACAGCACGTAGCCAAGCAAACGCCAATGCTAATACGGCGCACCTACAGAGCCTTGGTGGGGACGATGCAACTATCTCAGCATTGGGTAAGCAAGCAGACCAACAAGCGGCATGGGGCAATCAAGAGATTGGGCCAGTCGCGAGCCAAGAGCCGTTTAGTACGCCAGCAATGCAACGTACTTTGTCACGTGCAAACACACTTGCGAATAACGACGGTTCGAGTGTAGTGCAGTCCGTACTTGATCGTCCAAATACAGAGGCAGCTAATCAGTGGGGAAACATTGCGGGTACACCGCAGCAGACAGCTAACTTCGAGTTAGAGCGCAAGATAACAACCGGGCCAATGTATCAACAGATTTTCGAGAACGGTGGCCCAAAAATTGCACTTGACCCAGAGACAGCACGTTTGATTAACACACCTGCAATGCAGAACGCGCTAAAGCAGGTTGAGACAAACAAGCTCAACGCACGTATTGATGAGCCTGTTATTCAGAACATGCAGGCGGTATCACCAGACGGTAGTGTTTATGGTCAATCCATATCAGCAAACGACTTGAACCAAGCACGTATGGCATTGGACAAGCGTATTGCAATGATCTCTGCTGATCCGTCTTCAGCTGACAAGTTTCAGCTTGCAACATTGGCCGGATTGCGTGACCAAGTTAATGCAACACTTGAGAACCAAGTTCCGGGTTTGAGACAGGCTAACCAAGCCTATCAAACTGCTTCCGAACAAATGGCGGAAAGTAAGTTCTTGACTAACCAGAACATGACCGATGCTTTGGGTCGTTTGAACTTAAACAAGCTCGACGCATTGGTGAAAGAGATTCAAGCGGGTAAAGCAAACCTCAATGAACATGATCCTGCGAAGTTGGTTTCAAACGCAAAGCTTGCTCAGTTGACACGTATGCGTGACGACCTAGCAGCTATGGCTAAAACTAACAATGCAGTTGGTTTGCAAGGTCAGGGCTACAACTATTTGCGTCAAGCAGCACAAACAGATCCAGAAGCAGCAGCGCAAGTAAAGCAGTACCTCACTCAGAAAAGCCCGAACTATCAAAACTTCTACACAACTCAAGAGCAGTTGGCGCAGCATGAGAACTATCAGAAGCTGTTGCAGAAGTTTGATACTCGCGCAGATGGCAATGTTGCGTGGAACGACGTAAAGAACTTGGGTACACAAGCTAACCACTTCACATCTGAGCAGTTACAAGGGTTGCAAGCTGTTCGCGCTAACTTGGAAGCAAACGCAAACAAGACAGCGAAGGTGCGCGGTAGTAACACAGCTTCTAACTTGGCGTCACGTGATGGATTAGACAAGCTTGCTGCTACAGACAGCGCAAAGCCAGGTATCGCGAAGTATCTCGGTACAGAAGCTGGTGAGCGTGCAATGCGTACTATCGGCGATGCTGCATTAGGCCACTTGACAACCAAGATCGGTGCGGCGCATGGCGGCCCTGTAGGCGCAATGGCAGGTTACGCGATCGACAAGACTGTTGGGGCAATTGCTCGTAAGTTCGGATCAAAGAGCGCAGATCAAATCGCAGAAGAAGTAGCAGCAAACAAACAGGCTTTGGAAAACTTGATGTTGAATCCACAACGTTTGTCAGACGCATTGAAGGCAGCAGAGGCAAACAAGGAAGTGGTCGACGGTATCAAGCAAAACTTGCAATCAAGCATTGTTGGTAAGCAAAAGATAGGCGGTTTGCTCGGTGCATTAGCTGGTTCAAATGCGTACAAGGGATTAAATAATCAATAAGCGGTAGAAGTACCCAATAAGAAAAATAATAAAAGGGGTTAAGAATGTCAATTCACGTTCTTGCACGCAAAGTGCATTGGGAAAAACGTATTCTGCAAGGCGGTGGCAATAGCGGAGGTGGTGATAGTACAACCACAACAGAACTTCCGGGCTATGCACAACCAGTAGCACAAAACATTCTGAACACAAGTCAAAGCTTGTCTCAACAGGCGGTCCCTACATATAGCGGACAGACTTATGCAGGGATGAATAACACGCAGACGAGCGCTATCAACGGGATGTCAAATCTCGCGAATAGCGGTGGTGCTACAGGTGCTGTCACTGGCGCAGTCACCGGTATGGCGAATAACGGCGGTAATAACTACGGCAACATTAGCGCGCCTACTGCACAAGCTGCACAGAATCCGTACGCCAATATGTCTAATCCATATCTGGCACAGGAAACACAAGCAGCAAACCAGCAAACAACAAATGCATTTAACCAAAATGCGATGAACATGAATGCTCAGTTTGCAGGTACAGGTGCTTTTGGTGGTTCTGCATATCAGAATGCAATGAATCAACAAAATCAAACCTTGGCTACTGCGCTTGCTAATAACTCTGCAAATATCTACGGTAATGCGTACAACACAGCGGCGATGGCGGGTAACGTCAATGCTCAGTTGGGTACACAAGCTAACTTGGCTAATGCAAGTAACTACCTAAATGCTCAGAGCTTGAATAGCAGCAACTACAACACCGCACAAGGTCGTTCATTAGCAGCAGCCGGTTTAGCACCAAGTTTGGATTCGTCAACATTGAATCAGTTGAACGCGGCTTATACCGGCGGTACAGCAATGCAAACAGATGCACAGAACCAAGCGAATGCAGCTTACCAGAAGTGGTATCAACAAGCTATGCAGCCGTATGAGCAACTTGGTATTCAGGAATCGGGTTTGTCTGCTGCATTGGGTAATGGTGCGCAGGGTGTGTCTAGTACATCACAATCAGCAAGTCCTTGGGGCGCTGTTGCAGGTCTAGGTACAGCAGGTATTGGGCTTATGGGTTCATTGGCGCAGGGAGGCTACCTGTAATGTCAGTGCCTACAAGTATTAGTCAGCTATCGACAACACCAAGCCTTAATTCGCCAGCAGGAACAGAGCCGATCGGTAATAACTTGGCTCCTTACCTCAATACGATTTTCGCGTTTATTGCGCAATTGCGTGACGGTAGTGGGTTAGCACAAGCGCAAGCCCTGAACATGAAGAACTACCAGATTAACAATCTTGCTCCGGGTGTTGCTAATTCCGATGCATTGACTGTAGCGCAGTTAAAGGACTATGAGCCAATTGGTACTATCAAATTGTGGTCAGGTAGTCCTGCAAATATCTTCAGTGCATTCGGTCCTAATTGGGTTTTGTGTAACGGACAGAATGGAACACCTAACTTAACGGACAGATTCGTCATTGGTGCGGGTAATTCCTACAGTAGTGGTGCAGCAGGCGGCACTACAAGCTACACAATCTCTGTTGCAAACATGCCTGTACACAGCCACGGCGTTAACGATGGTGGACACAATCACGGCTTCAATGACCCCGGCCACAACCACGGCGTCAATGACCCCGGCCACGCACACAGCTATCCACCGGGCGGTTGGGGGCAAGCAGGTCAAGATAACGGCGGTATCTCAGGTACAAGTGCGCCTAATCAGTATGGCACTTTCAACCGTGGGATCATGAACACAAATGGAAGTGGTACTGGTATTTGGCTAAATGCCAGCGGTACAGGTGCTTGGTTAAGTCCTTCTGGCACAGGCATCAGCATTCAGAATTCTGGTTCCGGTCAGGCAATGACAATCATCCCGCCATACTATGCATTGTGCTACGTGATGAAGATCTCAAACAACTGATAAGAAGGAAAATAAGAAATGTCAGTTCCAACAAGTATTAGTCAGTTGAACACAACTGCATCATTGAATTCGCCAGCAGGTTCGGAACCGGTAGGCAATAGTCTTGCGCCGTACTTAAACGCAGCATTTGCCTTTATTGCGCAATTGCGTGACGGCAGTGGGTTAGCACAAGCGCAAGCCCTGAACATGAAGAACTACCAGATTAATAACGTAGCTCCTGCTGTTGCTGGAACTGACGCTGTTAATTTGAACCAGTTGAACGCCTACTTGCCAGTCGGTTCTATCTTGATGTACTCAGGGGCAGTAGCCAACATTGCGAGTGCATTTGGTCCGAAGTGGGTTTTGTGTAACGGGCAGAACGGAACACCTAACTTGATGGATAAGTTTGTTATCGGTGCTGGTAATGCTTATGCGCCGGGTTCTACAGGCGGTGCCACTAGCTACACACTGTCAGCAGCAAACATGCCTATACATAGTCACGGTGTTAATGACCCGGGCCACAACCACGGCGTTAATGATCCCGGCCACGCCCACGGCGTTAATGATCCCGGTCACGCGCACGGCTTTGTTGTCAGTGCATATAACACTGACTCTAATGGTCAAGGTGCATTGACTGGTGGTTCACAAAATATTGGATGGGATGGTCAGTATAACGGCACGACTAATGGTAGCGGAACTGGTATTTCTATCGCAGGAAGCGGTACTGGCATTTGGTTGAATGGGTCTGGTACAGGCATCAGTATCCAGAATTCAGGTTCGGGGCAAGCTATTAATATTATCCCGCCTTACTATGCACTTTGCTATGTAATGAAGATTTCTAACTAATAATAAGAATAAGGTAGTTTATGAGCAGTCAAGATTGGGAAATGGGCGGCATTACTGCCGCAGCTTTAGTTGCATCAGTAGCTTCATTCGGTACAGCAGCACCAGAAGCAGGTTCCGCAGCAGCAAGCGCAGATGCTGGTATTGCAGCAGGTACGGCCGCAGCAGATACAGGTACAGCAGCCGCAGTTGGAGCAGGCGCAGCAGACGTCGGTACAGCAGCAGGGTTAGGCTCGGGTCTATTAGCTGGTACTTCTGGGACTGCATTAGGCGGCGGTGCATTAGCTGCTAACTTGGGCGCATCAGGTGCTTTAGGCATGATGGGTTCAGGTATGGCAGGTGTAGCAGGTGATGCCGCTTTAGGTACGGGTGCAACACTAGGAGCAGCAGCCGCAGCAACACCAGCATTAAGTGCAGCAGCCACTAACGCAGCAAGTGCAGGAGCGACAGGTTCTTTGGCCGGTAGCGCAGGTTCGGCTATGTCATCGCCGGGTATGACAGGACTTGGCAATGCAATTGGTGGTGCAGTTGGTCAAGGAGCAGGTACTGTAGGAACAGGTTTCCAAGGTGCAATGAACGGTGCCGCTTATTACGGTGATTCTGGATTAGCAAGTGGTATTGGTAACTCCGCAGGTGCTTATAACGGCGCATTGGGTGCTATCAACGGTAATTCTTTAGGTTCATTCAACGCTACATTAGGTGGTTTGATGCCAATGGGTTCTCCTGCATCGGGCGCATTAGGCGGTGGTATCTCAGGCGCAGCTAACGGTGCGGCAGGTGTAGGCGGTGCAAGTATGGGTGGCCTATCTAACAACGCATGGATGTACGGAATGGCGCAATATCCTCGTTACACCGACGGAGTTTCAACAGCAGCGAGACTTGCATCGAATCAGCAACAGCCAGCACCACAAGCGGCTCCTGTTCCGGGTGGCTATCGCCGTACATCAGCGGCAAGTAACGGAATGCCTATTCCTGCTGCTTTGCCATCTATGAGCAATCCATCACAGAGCATGATTCCGATGCCGGGAGCGAATGCATTGCCGACTAATAGCTCGTACGGATCGCTCTTGCAGAACATGCTTTCGAACACGGCAAGCAATCCAGCAGCACAAATGATCGGTGGTCAGTTTGGACCTACAGGCGTTCCGGGTTACGGCACAAGCTTAAATCCGAGCTACATCATTCCCGGCTTGTACTAA